CCCGACGGCCGACACCGCCGGGTCGCCCTGACGTTCCACTCACCCTACGTCTCCCCGACAGGAGGAAGGTAGATGTCAGTCACAGCGCCCACCCTGCCCGTCGACGACCCCGGCCAGCACCCGACCGAAGCGGTCCTCGGCTACACCACAAGCCTGCAGCGCGGCGAGGGCAATGACTTCGCCACCGCAAGCTGGACCGACATCGGCGAGGTCACCGACCTCACCGTGTGGGACGCCAGCCGCGACAGCGTCGAGGTGACCAACCATCGCTCGCCCGGCTTCTCGATCGAGTCGATCCCTGGCCTCATCGATTGGGGCAGCGCAAGCTTCGAGCTCAACGCCGTCCCGCGCTACCTCGCCGACCCGAGTCACCCGCAGGGCATGCTGCTCGACAGCTTCAAGAGCGCCGGCAACAGCCCGTGGCAGGTCGTGTTCCCCGACGGCACCGCCGTGCAGTTCCTCGCCTCGCTCACCTCATACCAGCTGACCGCGCCGGTCAAGGACGTCATGAAGCTGAGCTGCGAGCTGAAGATCTCCGGATCGCCCGAGTTCGTCGAGGCGGCCGCAGGCGCGCCCCCCGGCGGCAACGGCGGAACCCGCGCCGCCCAGGAGGACCAGGCGCTCGAGCAGCCGCAGCAGCGCGCGCAGCAGGCGCCCGGTCGCAGGCCGGTCGCCGGCGGCTCACCGGAGCTTGACTCATGACCGAGCACGACACCCCGGAAGGACTGCCCGTCCTCACCAGCGCCGAGCAGCTCTTCGCGATCGACGATCACCAGTACGAATGGGTGGACGTCCCCGAGTGGAAGATGCGCGTCCGCGTGCGCGGCATGACCGGCTCAGAGCGCGACGCCTGGGAGGGATCGATGGCCGACGCCCGCAAGCCCGGCGCGCTGGCCGCCAACTGGTCGGTCAATCAGCGGGCCAAGATGGTCGCCCGCTGCGTGGTCAACGAGCACGGCGAACGGATCTTCAACTCCGGGATGGTCGCCCGCCTCGGCGAGATGAGCGCGGTCGGGCTTGACCGCGTCTTCGACGTGGCACGCCGGCTGTCGGGGCTCACGCCCGAGGACCTGGATGAGCTGCGGGGAAACTTGAGCAGCGAGCCGAGCGCCGAGAATGGTTCCGGCTCGCCTCTCATCTCCGCGTCCCCGTAGCCGAGCTGCAGGCCCGCATGTCGAGCGTCGAGTTCGCCGAGTGGCTGGCATTCCAGCGGCTCGAAGGGCCGCTCGGTCCCGAGCGCGATGACTGGCGGGCGGCGATGATCGCGAGCGTCGTCGCCAACGCCAACCGCGACCGGAAGCGCTCGGCACGGGCCTACGAGCCGAGGGACTTCATCCCCGACTGGACGGGCGGCGAGCGCCCGCGGCTGCACCCGCTCGAGGTCGCCGAGAAGGTCAAGCGGGCGTTCGCCGGGATCGCCAGGAAGGCGCGCGGCCAGTGAGCACGATCGCGACCCTCACCACCCGCTTCACCGCCGACACCCGCGACTACCGGCGCGGCACGCAGGAGGTCAGCCGGCTCACCCAGGGAGTGCAGAACACGCTCTCGACGATCGGCAAGGTCGCGTCGGTGGGGTTCACGGTGGCCGCCGGCGCGACCGCCGCGTTCGGCGCCGCCGTGATCGCCTCGGGCAAGAGCTACAACGTCCTCTACCAGACCAGCTCGGCGGCGTTCAAGACGATCCTCGGCAGCGGCGAGGCCGCCAACAAGATGATGTCCGACCTCGCCGCGTTCGCCAAGACCTCGCCGTTCCCGCGCCAGGCGTTCATCGAGGCCACGCAGCAGATGCTCGCGTTCGGCTACGCCGCCGACGACGTGATCCCGACCTTGGACGCGATCCAGAACGCCGTCGCGGCGACCGGCGGGTCCGCGCAGGACATCAACGAAATCGCCAACATCCTGAGCAAGGTCACCTCGACCGGCAAGATCACCGCCGTCACCCTCAACGAGCTCGGCTACCGCGGCATCGACGCCGCCAAGCTGATCGGCGACGGCATGAACATGACCGCGGAGCAGGTGCGCTCCTCGATCACCGCCGGAAGCCTCGACTCGCAGAAGGCGCTGCAGGTCCTCACCGAGCAGATGGCCAAGACCTACGCCGGCGCCGCGGAGGGCGTCAAGAACACCTGGGAGGGTGCGCGAGACCGGGTGGCCGGCGCCATGCGCGACATCGGCTCGGCGATCGTGGAGCCGTTCATCGCCAAGGGCGGCGGCGGCCTCGCGCTCGACTGGGCTAACAAGTTCGCCGATCTGCTGCGCGCGATCGAGCCGCTGGTCGCGCCGGTTGTCACCGCGCTCACCGAGAGGATGGCGCCGGCGTTCGAGCGGATCAGCGACTTCCTCGACGGGCTGATCGCGAAGGTCAAGGGATTCGCCTCGGACGGCGCCGGCGCGGTGTCGAACCTCAGCGGGTCCTTCAGCGGAATGCTGCCGATCCTCGCGCCCGTCGCCGGGCTCATGATCCAGGCGGGCGGCGCCAACCTCGCCGGCGCGTTCGGGCCGCTCGCCCCGATGGTCTCGACCGTCACCAGCGCCTTCGGGCCCTGGACGATGGCGCTGCTCGCGATGGTCGCCACCACCCCTGAGGCGCGCGGCCTGCTCGGCGACCTTGTGCGCGGCCTCGGGTCGCTGCTCGGGCCCGTCGCCAGCGCCGCCAGCTCCATCGGCGGGATCCTGACCGGCGCGCTCAACGAGCTATTCCGGGTCATCCGCCCGCTGATCCCGCTGATCGCCGAGGCGTTCGCCGACACGCTAAAGACGCTGATCCCGGTGCTGGTCGACGTCCTCGGGTCGCTGCAGCCGGTCATCCCGATCCTCGGGCAGGCGTTCGCCGGCGCGCTGAGCGCGGTGGTTCCGCTCCTGCCGATCATGGCCCAAGGGGTCGCCGCGGTCGCGCCGCTGCTGATCGCGATGGCCGACGCGCTGGTGTTCGTGCTCGACGCGCTCGGCCCGGTCGCCCCGGCCGTGATGATCGTCGTCGGCGCGCTTTGGCTGATGGCCGCGCACCCGGTGATCGCCGCCGTCGCCGCGTTCATCCTGCTCCTCGGCCTGCTGCCGGCCCCGCTGCGGATCGTCGCCGGCGTGATCGCCGTGGTGACCGCCGCGTGGTGGGCGTGGAACGCCGCGCAGCTCGCCAGCCCGATGACCTGGGTGATCATCATCATCGCCGCCGTCATCGCCGCGATCGTCGCGCTCGTCGTCGCGATCGTGACCCTGGTCCGCAACTGGGAGGCCGTGTGGAACGCGATCAAGAACATCACCACCGCGGTGTGGGGCGCGATCAAGTCCGCCTGGGACGCGACCTGGAACGGGATCAAGTCCGGGTTTGACACCCTGGTCGGCTTCTTCGCCGGGCTGCCCGGCAAGATCCTCGACGCGCTGAAGGCGCTGCCAGGCCTGCTGCTCGACATCGGCAAGCAGATGATCCAGGGCCTGATCGACGGCGTGGGCTCGATGGCCAGCGCGGTCGTCGACAAGGTCACCGACGTGGTCAAGGCGCCGATCGAGGGCGCCAAGAAACTGCTCGGGATCGGGTCGCCGTCGAAGGTCTTCTACGACATCGGCCACGACGTCGGCGAGGGCCTCGCGCTCGGGATCGCGTCGATGGCCGGCGACGTCGCCGACGCCGCCGGCGAGCTCGTCCCCGCCGTCACCGCCCCCGGCGCCCCGGCCGCGCCGGCGCCGGCCGCGCCCCTCGTCGCCGAGGTCGACACCAGCGCCCTCGAGGAGTTCGCCGCCGTCCACGCCGCCACGCTCGCCAACGCCCAGGCCGAGCTCGACGCGTTCGTCGCGTCGCAGCTGACCGCGTGGGGCAACCTGGTGAGCGGCATTCAGGCGATCGTCGGTGGGCTCGCCGCCGCGCTGATCGACGCCTACACCACGATGACCGCCGGTCTGCGCGGGATCGTCGCCGCGTTCGACGCGTGGAAGCGCGCCGCCTGGAGCGGGCTGGCGCAGTTCGTGATCACGCAGACGACGTCGATGGCGGCGCAGACGACCGCCACCTTCCAGAGCTGGTCGGCGCAGCTCCGCTCGATCGTGCAGGCGCTCGTCGACGCGATCCGCGCCGCTTGGGGAGCGCTCGCCACCTGGGTCGTGACCACGGCGCAGAACATGAGCAATCAGCTGATCGCGATCTGGCGCAACATGGCCGCGCAGGTCGACTCGATCAGCCGACAGATGCTCGCCGCGTTCCGGCAGGTGATGGACGCGATGGTCCAGGCCGCGCACGCTGGCGGGACCGACACCGGCAACAGCCTGCGCTCCACCCTGTCGGCGGCGGGCCCGCCGATCACGGAGATCGTGCGCGGGTTCGCCCGGTCGCTGCGCGACACCCTGAACCCGATCCTCGAGGGGGTCGGCGAGAAGAAGATCGCGCTGCCGTTCGCCGCCGGCGGTCGCGTTCCCGGCACCCGCGGCGTGCGCGACACCGTCGACGCGAAGCTGACCCCCGGCGAGTTCGTGATCCCCGCGCGAGCCGCCGCCCGGCTCGGGTCAGACACGCTCGAGCAGCTGCGCCGCGGCTGGCTGCCGCTCACCAGCCAGTACCAGGCCGGCGGCCAGGTGCAGCCGCAGGTCGTCGCATTCGCCAATCACCTGATGTCGCAGTTCCCCGGCCTGCGCGCGACGTCGTGGTACCGGGCGGGCGGGACGAGCTTCCACGGCCGAGGCCAAGCCGTCGACCTCGCCTCGGGAATGGGCGTCGGCACGCCGATGGACAACGCCGCTGGCTACATCAACAAGTCCGGGATCTGGCAGCAGCTCGCCGAAGGGATCTACGCCTCGCCCGGCAGCAACTCCGTCTCGGTCTACCGCAACAATCAGGTCCCGCCGGGATTCTGGGGCGCCGGGACGTGGGCCGCGCACGCCAATCACATCCACGCGGCGCTCACCGGCGCGTTCTCCGCGGAAGGCGGGGCATTCATGACCACCGAGCCGATCGCGCTCGCCGACGTCCCGAAGGTTGACCGGGGCGGCGAGTGGTACGGCGGCACCGCGCGCAAGGCGATGGCGTTCGTCCGCAAGGTCGCGCAGGCGTGGGTCGACGAGAACACGATGCTGATGAGCGACTTCGGCGGCGGGCCGGACGGCTCGCCCGCGCCCGAGGGGACCGTCAAGAACTGGATCGAGCAGGCG